CCTGCAAAGCTAATTTTCGTTCTTCTTCAACCTGTTTAATTCGATATGCTTCAAGCCTTAATTGGTATTCTTTCAACCCCATCTTTTCAATATCTTCAATCCTAGAGAAACCTAAATAAGCCAAACCGTTGAGTAGTATCTCTCGGTACTGCTGTTCGCTGGTTTGGCTTTTCGTATTCTCTAGGCTTTCATGTTTTTTGCTGCCACCTTAACAGCGTTAGATTCATCAATCTCTTGCTGAACTTCATCGAACACCTTTCCTAAGTCAGTGCAATTATCAATGAAGTCATCAATTGCATTTTGAGAAGGACGCGGCTTGTTACCGTAGGCGGCTGAATAAATAACATCACTCAATACGGCTGGATCATAAGCCTTTAATGCTGGTAATGACTTAGTTAAACCAAAGCCAAAACTTTGACCATTAACTGTTATTCCGGCTACCTTATCCAGTTCACGAACGAAGCGAACACCAAAATTTAATTGAACTTTCTTACCATTAATTGTTAATTCCATATTTATTTACCTCCAATACGAAAAAAGCGGGCAGTTTATTCACTGCCCGTTATTAATTACTTATTGTCACTCGCTGAACTAGCGGCTGAAGATGGTTTCCCTGTTGGTGAATCAGAATGTAATGGTTCTTGATTCTTAACCGCAGCATCCACATCAGCTGAACCCTTACCAGCATCGGCATCTACATAAGCAGTCCCTTGACCAGTTTGGTCTTGTTCAGTAACAACACCGATACCTTGGAAGACATATGCTAATTCTTCTTCAGCTTCATCTGGTAGTGTTAACCAACCTCGTTGTGGTTCACCCTTGATAGTAAAGGTTACATCACGTGTTGAGTTATCATCTGGATCGTTTTCGTTTTCATCTTCAGAAACAATTCCTTGCATGTACCAAGCAAAGTATTGACCTTGCGCATTACGACGCTTGCGGTAAACAATCCACACTTCAATATCTTCATTCTTTAAAAGTGAAGTTATTAAATCATCAGAAACCTTGCTGATGTTATTAACAAATTCGATTTCAAGGTCAGTTTCCAATGAAGAAGTAGTAGGAACCCCACCCATCTTAGTTTGCGTAGTATCAGTATCACGTTGAGGGTCAAAGTCCAAACTAGTTTGGTATGGAATCAATTGACCTCGTTCTTTACCGGCATTTTTCTTTAGCCGAACATAAGCAACAGTATCTAGCCCTTGAAGGACTTGAATATCACTAGCCATTATCTATAACTTCCTTTCAGATTAATCTAAATTTCATTTGTACGATTGCATGATTTAATACGGTATCTGGAACGCTGGTATCTTGCATCATTTGAACATTGCTTCCACTAAGCATCCCCCTAAAACGGTAGTGCTCAGTTTTAAAACGTTTTGAGACAACCATTAACAACGAATTAGCCATCGTATCAATAACTAATCGTTGGTCTTGGTTGCCCCAAACATTAACTGTTAAATTTAATTCAGCACTAATAGCTGATTTATTAGGAAGCGGAACAATATTAATATCGCCAATTTGCACAAATGGATAGTCAGCATTTTCAGATTCCATTGGTAAATGGTCATATGTGTCATATCCCATTAATTCTGATTGATAACCAACGTAATCATATAATTCTTGTTGCGGTGATTTCATCATTGCATCAACCTTTTAAGTTCATTGATAAACATTTGCGATTGCACATCAAAGGCAGGCTTTAACGTAGGCATTGCGTTCATGAACCGCGTCCCATATTCTAGATACGGGAAGTAATCAGTGGTAGGACCAACTGAAACGGTCATGCCAGCATCACTAAAGATTGGTTTAACTGAACGTCGTGTTCGTCCGGTTGAATACCCGTGAGTATATGCAGCTTGCATATTAGATTGAGTTCGACTAGATAATTGCGCACCATGTTTTTTAACCACGTCAATCACAGGAGAGAGATTCATTCGGCCCTTTAATCCGGCTTGCAACTCGTCTAGTCCTTCAATTTTGACAATCTTAGCCAACATCCTCACCTACCAATAACGAATAATTCTTTAACGGCTTTAATGCCGTCCTCAAACGATACTTCTTCGATGAATCGTCAATTGTTAAGTAGCTCCACTTAAAATTAACCGGTTCAACCAGGCGGACTATTTTAGTTCCTTGTGAGATTGAATCTAGTAAATTTTTAGAGCGGTCTATCCCCATATCAGTAACATTACCCATCACTTCTAAAAGAAGCTTAGGTGAACCCTCAGACTTAGAAGTTTGGAAGTTATACTTCTTGCTACCTTCAGAGTAAAAGCGAATTACGCTATTGTAACGCACGACTATCACCTCTGTATGGATTGAAGAACTGAACATGGCCTAATGATCTAACATTCTTCCCGTTCTGTTCTCGCCAAGCATTAATATCATCCATAAAATCGTCAAAGTCAGACGAATTAAAGGTGATTGACTGCCCTTCTTGTGAATAGGAAGCCATCCCCTCGTTAGAAATTCGATTATACCGCCGAACACAAACCTCAAGTGCAATAAAAGCCAAGTCTTCTGGAATAGATTCATCCTCAGAAAGACTTAGCTTGAAACTTAGTGCCTGTTCGGTGTTCTTAATAATCAAATTTAATAACGAATCTTGCTTGTCGGTAGTTAATTGAAGCATTATCTTTAAATCACTAAGACTAACTACTTCCTTATCATTAGCCATACTAATCACCTAACTTTGCTAATAAGTCTGACTTCTTATCCGTTGAAGTGTAGGCAATCCCGTGTTTATCCATGTAAGCCTTAATTTCATCCACCGTATTAGCGGAAGTTGGCTTTACATTGGTTTCGCCCGCTCCGCTATTGTCGGGCGGTGTTATTTTGACGGAGTAGCTCCAATAGTAGCAACCACGATGCCATCGAGCCGTTCTGGGAATAATACACCGGAAGTCAAAGCCATAGTTTCGTAAGAAGCATTTTCAGTAACTGAATTGTGAACAACACCGATTAAACCAGTTTCATCAGTAGTAAGATTGAAGGCTTGGTTAAGGTTGCCATTTAGTGCGGCGTAAGCATAGTTCAAGTTTTGACTAGCAGTAGCGGCAATCGTGCCTTGCTTTACTGCACCAGTTAAGATGATTGTGTTAAAGCCAAGGTAATTTTGAATGTAAGTCAAACCAAAGGCAGTTTGAGTAGTGATGTTTGAGTCACCTAAGTAAGTGTAGAAATCCAATGGGTTAGCAAAAAGAACTGATTGAACGTCGTCGTCTTCCCACTTGATAGCCAATTGACCTAACGCTTGAGCGATTGCCTTTTGGAAAGTATCACCTGAAGTCTTAGTAGTGCCAGTTTGAACAAAGTCGAAGAAGTCCTTCTTAATATCACCCTGAATAGAACGAAGTAACTTACTATCAGTATCATTTACCGCAGCATTAAAACCAGCTGATTGAATTGCTTCGGCGGTAGTTTGCTTCCGGTACTTCTTGTAAGCCAATTCCTTAGTATCAGCTAACTTCCGGGTAACCTTGCTCAAAGGAATTACTTCACCTTCAGCAACGTTACCATTGGCCTTGGTTACTTCTGACTTGTAAATCTTAATTTGTGAACCAACCGCCATCGGTTGCATCCGAGTTACATTTAACGCTTGAAGTAAAGTACTAATTGAACCTGTAAATTGTTCCGTAAAGTCAATAGATTGTGCGATTAAATCGGTTGAAGTTGTAATATTTTCTGTTGCCATATTTTAATTCCTCCTAGTGTTGATATAAGTCTAAGTTTTCGGCAATGGCTTTTTGTCGCTTGAGTGGGTCTTTAATCTTAGTGATTTCAGCCTTGGTCATTGACGGCTTGCCATTGATTTTTGGTGTAGAACCTTTGAGAAGTTCCCTTTTCACACCGCTTTGAATCTGATTAGTGTACTTAATTAACGCTTGAACGTTAGCGTATGTTTGCTTGTCATTATCGACCACAACCATGTTAAGTACATCATCACTAACGTTTAATCCGGCTTCTTTGAAGACCTCATCGGTTTGCTTGATGTTGTCCCGACGAGTGATTTGTGCTTCAAGTGAGGCAATTTTCTTGTCCTTATCACTTTCAGCCTTCTTTGCCTTGTCTTCGTCCGATAAGTCCTTAATAGATTTACCTGATTGAAGCTGCTTAATCTTCTCGTTAGCTTTATCCAATTGGTCTTGAAGAGAGTGTTTCTCGTTTTGTTCCTTACCAATTCGTTTCTGAAGTTTCTTGACTAATTTGTCACCGTCTAACTGCTTTTCTTCCTTAGGATCGGTACCATCATTCTTCGGTTGTTCTTCAGTTTCAGTAACATTTTGCTTTTCTACTTCAGTGTTCTTGTTATCGTCCATTTCTGGAACCTCCTTTACTCGCATTTAACGTCATGGGAGACAACTCGGGTTTTGTTTAACGTCCACTACACACGGAACGGACAA